AAGAGAATGCCAAAGTTCCGGAAGTCACAGTTGCAGTGATTGGGTCTCCCTGCTCATCCTTTACGGTCGTAATCTCCGGGTCGTCTCCGTCCCAAGAAGTAGAATTCTGAACAATCTGACCCAAAGAAACGGGGTTTGCAAGGTTCGCAAACGCAGCCTTGCTGTAATCCTCTACCTTGTCAAAGATTACGAGGTCGCCCTGTCCGGCAAATACGCCGGTGTTGGCTTCAAACTGACCAATGTTTGTTGCTGCCATAGCTATATTCGTTTAAAATTATTATTTAGTATGCCACTGAATATTTAAAGTCAAGTAAGCATAACCTGTTGTACTATTCGCTGATATGGGAGTTATCGGGGTTTCCGAAATCTCAAAAAAGTAGTTCCCGTCACTCTTGCGGTGCGTAAGCTCATACACCTGCTTTTCGAGCAATCTTATACGGCTTTTCCGCGCTACACCTCCACTCGGATCAAGTTTAGAGTAGATAGACAAAGCCAAGCCACCCTTGAACATTTGCAACTTATCCGTGACGGATGTTACATTGCCATTAAACATAATGTGGATATAGTCACTATCCGACATAGTATTGGGTAGCTCCAGTTGTCCGTAAGCACGCACAGGCGTTGTCTTGGCAAGAACCTTCTTGTCAAGCATTGCTGCCAAAGCGGTGTCGGGTGCCAAATCGGATATATCCATATTATTCTACTAATTTAAGTTTTGAAAAAAGTTCTACCAAAAGCTGCTCTTTGTTCGCCTCGAAGAATCCTACACCTCTACCCCACGGAGAACCAAACTCGTTTACTTTGTATGCGTAAGGAACGGCACAGAAGAGAACCAGCCAAATGTCTTTAGGAAAGTTAAGTTGTCCCTCGTTTATGGCTTGCTGCAGATATGTGTTACCGATAATTCCATATATGCTTTCATACCTCTGCGACTGGCTGTCCAACGCTTTTTTTGTCGGTAAATATCGAATAACCGAGCCTTCGTCATAGATTGCAACACCGGTAGCATCGTGCATCTGTCCGACCCACACGGGGAATTGATTATTGCCTCCGTATGGAAGATGTCCATCGTCATGTATCGACCACGGGGTGTAATCTCCGTCAATCGTCTTAACCATGTAGTCGGCTACATCGCAAAGAATCTTTATCAGTTCCTTCTTGATAACACGCTCTACATAATTGGTTACACCGTATGCAAATACCGACATATTATGAGCGTCACTCGTCATTCCCCGTTACCTCCAAAACTTGCTTCAACTCAATCTTTGTCTCGTTTCTGTCAAAAAGGACAAAATCAACATCGTATATAGACTTTACCACACCTTTATATATATTACCTCGCTTGGTAGTTATCAACGCCACATCGTTCTCGTGAAAGAGAATATCACTAACCGGGATAACAAGAACATCGCTGTGAACAAGTAGAGTGCCTGTGGTTGGTATGCCTTTATGGTAACTGCACTTACCATCGTAGACGGTTACTTCTCCCGAAACCACCTCGTCCCACTCATCCTTGACCACTTCATCACCGCTCGTTCTCGTTATGGTTACATGGCTATCGTATGGTATTATCGACTTCATTGAAGCTGCGTCAAATAAGTTGCGTCAAACATTCCATCATCGCTCGCAGGGTCTTCCTCAACCGTACAACCCAAGTCCTCACGAATCTTGTCCGCCAAACCTCTGAAATAATCTCTGTCGGCTTGCGTGATTGTGAATCCACTGATAGATAATTTTATGTCTGAACGCTGCTCTGTTTTAGAACCTCCTGAAAAAACTCCCGATACAGCGTAGTACAACGTAGAAAGCGCATAGTCTAAAGAGTTGGCTTTTTCTTCGTCTTGCAGGACTTCTTTTACATCGTCCTCTGCATCCAACACCTCAAAAGCTGTCGGACTTGCTCTTAAAACGGATAACAATGCCGCCTCTATATCATCGCTATCGAAAACATTCTTGGGAAGTTTCGTTTGCAAATACGCTTCTACTGTCATACTTAGCTTTACTTTAAGTTAAAAACACTCTATTTGCTTTCCTCGGTTGAAGTTGCACTTGCCTCTGCTGCCTCACCCTTGATGTTGTAGTAGTACATCTTCTTAGGCTGGTTAGGCACTGCGAGGATAGTAAGCTCTGATACCCAAGTCTGCTCGCGAGTCTCTGCGTTGTAGCGGTACTCTATGATACCACGGCCACCGAAGATACCTGCGGAGATAGCTGAACCGTCAGGACGCAGCGGAGCAACATTCTTGATGGTTCCGATAGTTCCGGTAGGACGAATAAGAACTACATCCTGCTCGAAAACATCCAACTTCTTGGTCTCAAACTTCTTACTTGTAGCATTCAGCTTGTCTACACCTACGATAGTGGTGTTCAAAATAAGCTGGTCTGCACCGATAGCACGCTTGAAGAACTCCTTGATGAACTCGTCACCGTTGGAGAGATAATTCTCGTAACCTACGGTCTGTGCGTTGCTGTCGTTCTTCGGAACAATCTGCAAGTCGGGTCGCAAAGAATATCCCAAACGCTGCAACACCTTCGGATGCTCAACGAGCTTAAAGAATGTCACCGCGTTGATTTCAACGGTTACATTCTGATAACCCTTGTAGATGTCGAGCTTAATCTCGCGAATCTTCTTCTTTAAAGTCAGAATCGGGTCTGCATCCTCAACGTAAGAAATAGCTCCGTCCGTAATAGTGTACCAAGCCTCATCAACGACATTTTCGTCAGGAACCTGCGCACTAAACTCAACTCCTGCGATACCGCTTGGGTTGTTGTCGGTAGTTAAAGACAGCTTGCGAGCGGACTTCATCTGTCCCACTTGGAAGGACAAAGAAGCGTTGTGGCTGTCCGGAATCTCTGCCAACGTATCAAAAAGGTTTGCAGTCAGATAGTCACGAACGGACTGATAAGGAGAATCCCCCTTCAATCGCGCCATAGCCTCTGCGGTCTGCAAAGCTATCAACTGCTTGCGGTAATCGTTCTCGCCACGAAGAATCTTTCTCTTCTGACGAGGAATGGAACCGGTGAGCTTGGAAAGCTCAACAGCCTTACCGCGTGCCAAAGGCTCGGAGTTAAGGTCTACATAAGTAGCCATACCCTTCAACTTGCCTTCTGCCTCCAATGCCTCGTAGGTAAAGTCAAGCTGTGCCTCATCCCAAACAAAACCCTCAATATTCAAATCGAGAGTTTCACGACCCTCTAAAGCAGACGTGTAGAACAAGTCAAACTGCTTGCTGGAATTAATTCCCAGTGTAGAGAGAATGTTGTCTATACCAAAAAATCTTGCATCCATACGTTACGCCTCCTTTATAAATAAAATTCTATCACTCAACGCGGATTCCTGTGCAGTAGTCAATGTCGCATTGCTACGAGACTGCAAAAATCTTCCGCGTGTTACCACTGTGAGGGTAGATGCAATGGTTCCTACAACTACATCCTCATAAGTTAAACCTGTCGGCTTTGAGCCGTTCAAAGTAGCCGCACCACCGGGGGAAGATACGGTCACTGGGGTGCCGGCAGGAATAACGGAACCTACCTTATAGGAAGAATCTGCCGTAAAGACAGCTCCACCGGGGTAGAACTCGCAAGTTCCGTCCCAGACGTTGATGCGCTCAACACCTACTGCGGCAACCTGCTTCTGTGAAAATTCATTTCCGTAATTAGCCATAATTGCGAATGGTTTTGTTAAACAATAGCTCCGTCCTTAAAAGACGAAACGGTTACTCCTTTTTGTCCTCCTGAATGCGACCCGTTCTCTTTAGGCTCTCCGTAAAAGTAGATACGTCCAGCTCTTCTTTGTGTTGATCCTCGCCAACAAACGGCTTAGATGTATCAACGCCCTTACGAGATACCGCCTTAGTGAAATAGCTCATTGCTTTTTCCGAAAGCTCCTCCGCGGTCATTTTGCTGCCGCCAAGCTCGTAAACCTCAATGGCTCTGTCCCACGCATCATCAGCCTGCTCGGAGTACTTCTTTACGTACCCGTTGTCCTGAAACTTCGCCTTTGCCGTAACGATAGACTCTTTAGCCATTTGTTGTGTCTTGTAAGAGGTAAACTCATTCAATAGTTTCTCAAACTTTTCGTCACTCTTTGCAGTCAGCTTTTCGACCAAGCTGGTAATCAGCTCTTCCTGCGTTTTAGGCTGCGGCTTCGGCTCGTCTTCTTTTGGCGGTTGTGGCGGTGTTGGTGGAGTTTGTTCCGTCTTTTTAGCCTGCTCCTCAAGCTCCTCAATACGCTTTAAAGCCGTGCGTGTCTTGTCGCCTTCACTCTGAAACAATTTTAGCATGGACTCTGCCCCTTTGACAAAGTTGTCGATTCCCTGCTCATCCTTGATAAAAGTTTCTCCGGTAGTGGCTACCCTTTCAAATACCTCATCACTAAGCCCCAAGTTCTTGTACGCTTGTTGCAGTGCTACCTTGATTTTTTCCTTCATTTCTTGTTATCCTAAATTAAACAAAGAGAGCCGACAAACACATTGCTGCATCTATCGGCTCTCGGCTCTTTTTATTTATTAACCCTAAAAAAACTTTTCTGTCTTGACTTTCCCTCCTCTAATCGTCACGCGGATTTGACTTTTACAAGACTTGCACCAGACCCTAAAAGAGCCTTCTGCGTCCTCGTTTACGCATAAGAGTTTATGTTGGCTGCACTCACTGCAGTATATAGGGATTGTTTTCATACCGCAAAAATAGGTGTTTTTTGTTGATTATCCAAATTTTTTTCGCTATTTTTGCAGCATAAAAGCTAAAAAACTAATATGAGCATAAGAATATTAGATAAAACGATAGAGCTTCCGGAGCTATATCCGAACGTAAAACGCAAACTTAAAACAGCGAAAACGGGCGGATATGACATCGTAGGAGGTTTTAAGATACGAAAGGATATTGACATCATGCCGCAGGTTGGTATGCAGGAGGATGTGTGCGCTTGCGAGTGTAACTTGATATTCATGTGCGGTCAAGGTACCGCTGGAAAAACTTTTACGATGTACCTAAAAGCCTTGAACGGCATGGATATGTACGGCTTTACGTCACGTCTTATATCCGTTCGCGCAATGGACTCTCAAAAAGGTTCTTCAATCTATCGTGACGGAGTAACGGTGCTCGGAAATTTTGGCGGTTGCGACTACGCATCTTCCGGTACACCAACATTCGCTTACCCGAAAAACAACTCGAACTTACAGCTCATACACTCCAACTTCAATGTAGCAATACCGAAAGAATGGAAGGAGTTTCAAGACTACGCCAAGAAACAACAGTCGTCACTTATCATGGTGGATGAGTGTACGGAAATGGACTACTTCAAGATGTTTGCTTTCTGGTTCATGCGTAACCGAGATAATTCGGGTATGATACCACAAATGATTTGCTCGTTTAATCCACTATACGGACACTGGACGAACGATATGCTTATCGAATCAGGTTCGGTTGATACATCTGTTTGGCACTTAAAAAAGGATGCAATAGGCAAGGTTAAGTACTTCTATGTGCTCGGAGATGAAGCCGAAGATATTGTATGGGGTGACACAAGGGAAGAAGTCGTGCGCCGTGCAGGATTGCAAGACAACGAGGACGATTTGAAAGCAGGCATCACAAAATATGACTACGTGAAGTCTTTCGCTGTATTTACAGCTGCCGCAGCCGACAACCGAGAGCTTGTAAACGCAACAGGCGGTCAATCCGTTGCCAACCTGCACGCAGTTGGCGCAACGCAGCGTATGGTGGTCGGAGAAGCGTATTTCGGCCCCACCGAGAAAGAGACAAAAGAAGTCTCCAACAACATGATAGAGCAACTCTTTGAGAACGCCTACGATGAAGGAGGAGAGCGTTACGCAACAATGGATATTTCTTCCGGCAAAGAAGAGAACGATAAAGCTCCTATGATTATATGGGATGAGCTGTCTATCGTTGCAATCGAATGGTTTGAAGGCAAGCCAAGCGAGATGGAAGGATGGCTAAGATGTACGCTTAAAAAGCACAATGTTCCGATTGAGCACTTCGCTTTTGACGCAACAGGGCATGGATATTGGGTGCAGGCTTTCTCTTCGGGTATTCCCGTAACATGGAACAAGAAGGTAATACAAGAATACGACGAGAACGGCAATCAAGTTGCGCTCGATGAGTTCTTTAACCTGCGCTCACAGTTGCTTGGGAAAACTCGTGTGCTTATCGAAAAAGGAGACATATCCATACGCATAGACAAGAATACAGAATACTTGTACGGCAGGCGTGGGGAGAAGCGCAAGCTCATAAGCATACTCTTGGACGAATCTAACTTGTTTATCTCGCTCAAACGCAACAAAAAGACGTATTACAGAAGTACGGATGAGTTTAAACAGAAATTCAAATTCTCCCCCGACCTTATGACGACCATTGCACTGCGTGCCATTTTTGAGCTGGACGCAAGAGAAAGAAAGCATACACTGCCGGAAGTCACGGAGGACGCATACGATGAGTTCTGTATGTGCAACACAGCACTGCATCCCGTCATGGGTATTTGGCATTAAACTAATTAGTTCTATATATGAAAATTTCAGATTATCTACACAAGGAACCTTGGAAACGGAGAGTTTCGCCTGATTATAAGCCGGAACTTCCGACAAACGCCACGTTCTACGACTTTCCAGATGCAGCACTCATGGGAGGTGCAAACGTGCGTTTCTTGACGCAATCGGACTTTTTAAACGAGCTGTCCCCTGCCGCAAGAGAGATTAACAACAAGTATTGGTCTGCAAAGCCTATCAAGTCTTACGTTGAGGTGACGGACGAGAACGGAGACCCCGTTATTGACCCGAAAACGGGAAAACAGAAAAAAGAGATCCGCATTGTTGGCTTTGAAGATATGGAAACCACTCGTTGCTGTTTGGCTCGAAGATTCGCCATAGCAAAAGCTTCTCACGCCGCAGCGGACGGTTACTGGATAGGCAACGAGTCTAAGAACATGAAAGAAACATTCGACCAACTTCTTTCGTGGAAGGATTCAAGCGGACTTGATACGGCGTATTTCGAGGCAGTGCTGTCGCTGCGTCAGACGTGCGATGCTGCTATCTATCTCTACACTTCCGGGGGAAATATCGAATACAAGGTGTTCTCGTATCTTTACGGAGACGAGCTATTCCCGGGGTTTGATGAAAACCGCAAACCCTTGCTGGCGCGTAAGTACGTCTTGAAAGGCAAACTTGCCGTGGACATATACAAGGCAGGAAGTGTTGAAACATGGGTGCAGTCACTTGATAATGTTAAAGATAAATCTTGGCTATCTAAGATTAGCGGATGGGTGCGAGGTGGCATAGACTTTGTTTCGGGCAAAAAGTCCGAGGATGGTTGGACGTGCATTGCAAGCACAGATTCACAGATTACAAGTGAGCTTAACCAGTGTATATATTTCCGCGTTCCCGACCTTGCAACAGGCGATGTAGAAGAAGAAATGCGTTCTTGGGAGAGAGCTACGTCTTACATAGCCGAAGCGATGAAGTCAGACGCATTCCCCGATAAGTTCGTGAAGTCTACAAAGATAAAGGAGCTGCCAAACAGTAATGCTCACGGCAGGATATATGGAGCCACGGGTACGGTAGATGAACTGAAAGTTGCCGATGTTAAGACGATTGATTCGGGCGACATGAGCAACATTGCAACCGTGAACATCAAAACAAAGATGGATAATATTCTGCACGGTTCAATGTCCGTTATCATAGAACCCGAAATTTTAAAATCGGGAGCTGATTCTTCCAGCGCACTGCGATTGATGTTTACGAGCGAGATTCAGTGCGCACAGGAGTTTTGGGTCCATATTGCCCCCGGGGTTCGTTACATGACGGAAGTCTTTAAATATCTTGTTGCAAAGGTAGAGAAAGACGAGAAGTTTGCTATGCTGCGAACGTCAGTAGGGCAGAATATTTGGGTACCGCAGAACACATCCGAAAAGGTGGAGAACACTACGAAACTTGTGTACGCAGGTATTCTTTCAAGAGATAGCGCACGCAGTGAAATGGATATGCAATACCCGGACGACGACAAGCGCGTTATCTCGGATTTGGATGCCGACACATACAGAAAGACGTATCAAGCTTTGAAAGCACAGGCGGACGCAAAACGAGAGTTCGGAGATTTGCTTGATAGCACGTCTACAAAAACGGATGATACGGACGATAAGAACGATGAGGAAAACACCGACACGGTGGATAATCGTTCTGTAACAAAAACAGCAGAGTAGTGTATGGGAAAGTTTAGAACATTGCCGCCGGAGCCCGCTACGGGAGACTTCTCTATCCTTACAAAGGAAGAAAAGAACTGCCTAAACTACTGGGTGGCTTTCGGTAGCAGTAAAGACTTTGCATTTAAGCTTTTCCTTAAAGAAAAGAAGGGGTTGGATAGCGCATCCCCTTCTCTTCTTCGTAGAGCTACGCAGCAGTTCTTCGAGAGTGCAATAGCGATAAAATACGCAGAAGCATACAAAGCGGAACTATCCGGAGAAAACGAAAAAGCACGCAAGGAGGAAACGAAAGAGGAACGTGATCAGAAAAGGTTGAAGTCCTTAAACAAAGTGGTGGACTATGTTGTTGAGAACATCAATCATATAGAGGAGTTTGACGACCCGACAGTGCTATTAAAGCTTGCCGATAAAGTAGGTTTCTTTGGCGATGGTGACGAAAGACTGGAAGCACCAAGGCGATACCTACCTGCTACGTGTTCTCGCTGTCGTATGCGTCTTTTTGTCGAGCAAGCCAAAAAAGAGGAAAAGCTCATAGATGATTGCGATTACTGCAAGTACAAGAAGCGATGTAACGATGAAGGTGTTTCGTACTCCGACAAGGATATGCTCGACATACCCGATGTTGTGATTGAAAAGAAAGGACTTAAACATTATGAAGTTATAGATGGTGAAGAAGAAGATTAGAAGATATGGTGTTCCGTACATGGGCAGCAAGTCACGCATAGCCGAAAAGATTCTAAGTGTGTTGCCGCAGGGAGAAAGATTTGTGGACTTGTTCGCAGGAGGTTGCGCTATGAGCCACGCTGCGCTTGTGTCGGGAATGTACAGACGTGTGCTTATGAACGATATTACGGACGCACCCAAGCTGTTCATGGACGCAATTGCAGGCAAGTACACTACAAAGACGGAAACTCGGTGGATTAGTCGAGAGGATTTCTTTCGCCTTAAAGACACCGACCCATACGTGCGCCTTTGTTGGAGCTTTGGAAACGACCAAAAGACGTATCTTTACGGCAAGCACACTGAAAAGTATAAGAAAGCATTCCATTACGCCGTTGTTCTGGGCGATTACGAGCCAATGAAAGCATTCGGGATGGACTGGAGTAGTATGGATAGTATAGACGATATTGGAGAGCGTAGAATGTACGTAAAACACCACATCCTGCCATATTACAAAGAGCAAGGTTTGATTCAAAAGCAAGGTTCGCACTACGCCTTTACGCACGAAAACAATATTGATAACCTTGAACGCTTGCAATCGCTTGAACGCTTGCAATCGCTTGAAAGCTTGCAATCGCTTGAAAGCTTGGAAACGCTGGAGCGGTTGGAAACGCTGGAGCGGTTGGAAACGCTGGAGCGGTTGGAAACGCTGGAGCGGTTGGAAACGCTGGAGCGGAAAGAGACTGACTACTCGTCAGTCTCTTTCCTTGAAGGTGACGTAATCTATGCCGACCCACCATACAAAGGAACATCAAAGTACAAGGACAAGTTCGACAGCGGCAGGTTCTTTTCTTGGGTGCGAGAACAAACCGTGCCTATCTATATAAGTGAGTATAATGCCCCGAAAGACTTTGTTCCGATAGCAGAGATTCAACTTAACTCGACCAAATGCGCTACAAACAACGCAAAAAGAGTTACGGAACGAGTATTTTTGCACGAGAAATTTTGCAATTCTCATATATTTTAGTACTTTTGCTTCGTGTTTTTCATGGAGTGTTAATTTTTCCCCGAAGAAGTCGTGAGATTTTTTCGGGTTTTTCTTTGCCGTTTCAAAATAAATGCCTATCTTTGCACTATCATTTTTAATTATATCAATAAGAATTTTGTGTGGTTGTCAGCCGTTGGGAAACGTAAGGCAACTTTTATGTTGAGTTTATTATTTTTGAATCCATATTGCTTTAGGCAGGTGTCGGAGCTTTTCTTCCGACCCTGTCTTTTAAAAAGAAAGGCACAAACATTTTTTCTTCATACTATCAGGGTGTGAGAGTTTCGACTTTCACACCCTTACTGTATATAAACAAAAAACTCCCAACGCATCACTGCGGAGGGAGACGAAAAGAAAATATGATAAAAATATTCAATGAAACATCGTAAGAAAAAGACACCCCCGATAATCGCAACGGAGGTGTACTAAATTAACCTTATGAGTCAAACAATGAAAAAACCTGCGTATCTCTACGCTAATTTCTTACACACTTATCTAAAATGGCAATTCACCAGAAGTTGGTTTCTGATCTTGACTTGCAGGAGCTACCGCAGGAGCAGGCTGCTGATGCTCGTAGTCCCACTTATAGCAAGTTACATTGGTGTACCACTTGCCGTTGTACTCACGGGATATGACATCAATGTAAAACGTTCCATGGTCTCCAACCGCAAACTTTGCGAAATCTTCCGCACGGTTTAAGTTATCCATGGCAATAGTCTTTTCGTATTGTCCGTCTTGGATACTAACAACAATGGTTGCTTTCTTCCATTCCTTACCCGACTGGCTCGTGCCACTCTGTAAGGGCAGGACTTGTTTTACTGTTCCTTGTATAACTATTTCACTCATAGTGTAGATATTTGTTTATAAAGTTCTTAAAATCATCCACCGAACGAATAAGGGTGTACTTATAACCCTTCTCTTCGACTTTTGCCTGAAACTCTTTTTGAGTATCTGACTGTCTGCCTATCGGTGTCTTAAACTCAATGCAGGCTGCATGGTATCCATCACTCGGAATCATCAATATAGTATCTGAAACACCACTGACGCATCCCATAGTACGCCTTTTTGAGCCTTCTCGAAGTTGAGCCTGCTTATCCATGTATGAGCTTGTTGAAAGCTCGTTTGGAACACAAAAGTACAACATCCTTGTCTCCGGATGTTCGTTCCAAAGCCAACGGACGCACTCGCTTTGTATCTTCGCTTCGTCCGAGCCATGCGAGCGTTTTTTCTTTGGTGCAGTGCCTGCTTCTTGAATCATGGCACAAAGTTACGTTATTTTTTGGTAGTAAACAAATTTTTTCGTAATTTTGTGCCGATGATTTCTCTCTCTTAGTTAGATTTTTTGTTTTGCATGGGAAGGAGGCTTATTTAAGTCTCCTTTTTGCGTTTAATCTTGCTGCCAAATTGTTTCATAAAGACAAAGTAGTACTTGTTTGCATCATACTCCGTTTTGTCTTTGTTCATTGAAAGATAACCTTTTACGAACGCTTTCTTCATGTTGTCTGTATTGGCAAGGCAAAGCGATATGAGGATTCTTGACATTTTCCAGCCTTCCAAGCGTTTCTTGCAGCAATACTGTTCAATGGAATCTTCCGAATTTTCAATCACCTCTTCAAGCTGGCATTGGTAGTCCCATTCTTTATCTGACAAAACTTTGCCGCAGCAAGGACACACCGAGCAAGTATTCGGTATCATCGCTCCGCAACCAAACCTGCCGTATCTGTCTTTTGTCTTTTGGTCGCAAACTTTCAGTGTGGACATCCCGGTACTGGAATGCTCATCGTGCCACAAACTCCACTCCCTATCTTTATCGTAAGTTCCAAAGCGAGCGTAATTGCGTCCTGCGTCAAGCACCCAAAACTCATGCTTACAGTCCGTCACGCGGCTACCACGCCCAACGGACTGCAAGTACTTGCTTAGACTTACGGTCGAGAAATTCAAGATAACAACCTCTATATCCTTGCAGTCAAAGCCTGCCGTACAAATGCCTACGTTTAAAAGCACCTCAAACTCACCACGAGCAAAGCCGTCAAAAACATCGCTACGGCTACCACTGTAAACTGCATCACTATCGAAGTCACCCGACAAGACGTACTTAGCACTCACGCCTTTCGATATAAACTCCTCTGTCATGTCTATAGCTTGTTTGGAGCTGACGCAAAAACAGATAGCTTTCTTGTGTGGTGTAAGGCGCAAATACTCATCGACAATACCCTTGTAAACAATCTTATTTTCAAAGCGAGCCGACAGCTGTTTCTTGTTGTAATCACCCGTTCCGCTATCTATCTGCACTCCGTCAATATTAGGAGCTGTAATTGAGTAGTGGTGACACTTTGAGAGATACCCTTGTGCGATCAACTCTTTTATCGAAATACTTGTGACCAACGCTCTGTAAAAACCTCCGAGCTGATTCATGTGTCCGGTTCGCTGCGGTGTTGCCGTAACGCCAAGGATAAAACAGTTATCATTCATGTACTGATGTATAAAGTCCGATACTTGAACGTGACACTCGTCTATAATGAGCAATTCAACGGACTTTAAGTACTGAAACCACTCTTGCTTTTCTATACGCCTACGGATGGTTTGCGTCATGGAACAAACCACATTCTCTTTTGGCAAATCTCTGTGCCGAGGGTCTATATAGTCTATCTTGCACCCCATGGCTTGAATCGCACCGCCGTTCTGCGTAAGAATCTCCGTGCGGTCTGAAAGAATGAGTACTTTTCGGTTAAAACGCTGCGATTGATTAGCTATGTAGCTGAAAATCAAGGTCTTTCCACTACCCGTGGCCGCACAAAACAGCACCCTTTTATACTGCGCCAACGCAGTCCGTATCTCGTTTACTGCACTTTCTTGATACGGTCGTAACTTTATTTTTTGCATAATCTAAGCATTGCCCAGAATGTCGGAGTGTAGCCGAGTCTATTGTTCCACACTCTATTCACGGTATCAAACGGCAAATTAAAAAACACCCTGCTAAGCTGTTTAAGCGTTTCTTCGCTCCTACCGTCCGTGTTGTCGTACTTCCCTCGAATGGATAACTCCACTTGTATGCCGTCTGACGTTTCATAAGTGCCGTTATCCGGCGTTACATCACATGGTACTACCGTGTATTCCTGGTATTTAAACTTTAACTTTTTTATCTCCATGATATACCAGCAGACAGACATCCTTGTCTACTGCATCTTTTGTTCCTCCATCTATAACTGACTTCATTTCCCACATCTCCATGATACGCTTTAAAGGCTTTCCATACCGCATAATCGCAAGTACGGACGCAAGCTTTGTCTTTAGCTTTACGGAGCAAACAGAATATATTTCCGCTCCATCTCCGTTGTTGAAAACAAGAATATCGCCATACCTTGCGCCTTTTAAGGGGACGTTTACCATGTAGCCATACGGCAACAAGATATAGCGATACCTGCTCTCAAACTTACCACAAAAAGGAGATTCGTGGTACACATTAATCTTCGCTGCTTCTTCGTTTGTTTTCATAGAACAACCATTTCTTTGCATCGTTTGCATTCTTTTCGTTACGCAGAATGTTGTAAAGGTTCGCCGAAAGTGTTTCATACTGGCGTGCCGCAGTCGAGAAAGGTTCCTCCATGAGCTTGCGCTCAAAGCAGAAACGCTGCGCAAACATAACCATCGTTTCGGGTTTACACTTGTACTTATGCTCGTTGCCTAACATCCGATAATGCTTTTTCAAGAAAGCGTCAGGATTTGTA